TCAGCAAACAAATAACTCACGTTAAGGCTCTGCTTCTGGTCCCACATTTCAAACTCGTCGCAAAACCGCATCCACGGTCGGAAATCTGTTTCGATCAAAAAAGGCTCACCGCCGATGGTCACGGTGTCCGGTAAGCCTTTCGTTATCAGATCGATCATTTCTTCTGCATCGCCATGACGCGCTGGATGGATTCTGCATTCTTCGCCAGAGATCCGATTTCCGCCAGTGCCTTTCTGGTATCAGCATCAAGCTCCGGTTTGTTCGCTTCTCTTACAGGGCGATCATACTCGCGCGTGATGCGGATGTACAAAATGTTCAGCTCGTTCAGATCCATTTCATCCGGATCGGTTGTTCCAAGCGCCTTTGCAGCATTTTCCTCTCCAAGCACATCCGCCACAAATCCATACAGGGCATCTACGCGATCATCCACGGGACTTTCCGGGTTCGTGATCCTCTCATTCACTTCATCGATCTTTTTCTTCATCCCACGGGTAAAGACCGGGAGATCATAAGTCGCACCGTTGTGTTTTACTGTGTACTTCATAAGCTACCTCCTTAAGCTGTTTTTGCTGATTTTGTTGTTGATTCCGCTGCCTGCGTTTCAGCAGTTTTCTCGGCGAAAGAAATAGTATCGCCGGATTTTGTCGCAGTTCCCTTTGCCACTTCTCCGCCGAACAGTACCTGGAAGTCCAGCTTGCTGTCTACGGCATTGAGATCCTGCACGGAAAGCACGGCATCCGTCTTCCATGCCAAATAGCCGCCACCTTCCGCCGGTTCCTGCATGAATACCACCATACATTCCACATGTGCATCTGATCCGGTGCGCATCTCGTAGAAATACGGCCAGATCATCTCATAATCTTTCTCACCCTTGTACATCGTGAGATCCTCGTCAATGCTCGGCTTATACCGCTTTAATTCCGTTGTCGGAACCTCGTCCGCGATATAATCATAATCTTCCGTCTCCGGGTTCATGGCCAGCGTAAGCTGTGTCGCTTTCTTGACACGCACCCAGTCCGGCTTCTCAGATGTTCCGCCATTCAGAAACAGCCCGATCAAATGTTTTCTTACCATTCGTCTTCTACCTCTCTTTCCCTCGTATACGTTATTTTGAGCGATATCTGATATATCACTGTGTTATCCGCTCTTGTCTCAAACATGTATGGCGCGCCAGTCAGTTCGATGTCATCGCAAGTGCGATGGTTGTCCAGTTGCGGTAGCTTCTTGGCATACTGACAGTCATCAACCCAGTACGCAAAATTCTCAAGCCACTCGTCATAATCTTCGCGGTCGCGGTTTTCCTGTCCATCTCTTGTCACAAGCAGCTGATACCACTCTGTGATCTGGTAAGACGATCCGAGATAATCGGTTCGTTCTCTGGTCGGAGACTTAAAGATGCCAAGACTATCCGCACCCTCGCCAACCTGATCCGTGTCAACTCTGACAACGCACATATCGTAGCCCTTAAGCCACTCCGTTATTGCTTTACTTACTGTCATACTATTTTGCTCCTGTCATGCGCTTTACACCGCGCAGAATAGCATCTTTCCCGCCGTCCTGCTTCATGCGTTCAAACCAGAGCCTTCCTCTTTGGTCCGCTCCCTGAAACTGGGCGTTGATATAATACCAATGCCTTGCATATGGTGTATCATAAATTACCTCGCCGCTCCCGATCTTTGTGTTGCGTATACCGCTTCGGATCAATTCCCCGGTATCCATCGGAACATACGGTTGACATTTTTTCAACACCTCTGCATCTATATACTGTTGAACCCTTCCGCTGTGTTCAAGCCCTCTTTTTTCAATGATTTCCGCTTTGTCCATATGCATCGATTTCAGCGTAAAGGTAAATGGCTCTCCCATTACTTACACACCACCTTTATATGTTTCAACCGGGGCTTGTTCCGGTTGTCGGACACCTCTGCAACTGTCACACAGTCATAATCCGCTCGGAGATGCTTGATCCGGTACTCATCCGTAATCTCGGTAGCAACCTCGCCACGCACAATTACGTCCAGATTTCCGGCATCATCCAATGTCCAGTAACCCTCTGTATCAGACAGTTTTCGGAATTCATGCTTCGGAAGGTAATTTCTCTCACACACCGCCGATTCCGGGATCGTGATATTCACCGTCGCCGCGAGATTCACTTTTCCATCCGCAGTCACGGTTTTTACCGTCTTTCCGGTTACCATCACACCTTTAACCACTGTTCGCTGATACCGATCATCCGGCAGATGATTGTAAACCGTGATAGTGTCAGTAAAAATTCCCATCATAAGCACCCCATCAGCCCGGTACCGGAAAGCCACTGGAAACATACGCTGCGGAGCTCCGCGTCTGCCTGCTCCTTTGTTACGTTTGAGTAACTTTCGGAATACCCATCATTACTGACCGACGCCACGCCAGATCCGGCGCCCACGCTGTTCTGATCCGCCATAGCATTGATCAAGTTCGCAACCGCCGCCTTCACCTGTTCAAGCTTGTAACCCGTGGCTGTCTGTGCGCGGAAATGTGTTAAAACATCCACTTTTGCTTCTGCTCCGGCGAGTGCCGCATCGAATTCTTCCTCTGTCAGCTTCGGAAAATGGGAGCTGTAATACTCCCAATCAATATAATGATCCAATTACAACTCCCACCTTTCCTATTTCTCTGCCTTTAAGGCTTCGTTCTCCGCCTTAAGCTGCTCATTCTCTGCCTTTAAGGCTTCGTTCTCCGCCTTAAGCTGCTCATTCTCTGCCTTTAAGGCTTCGTTCTCCGCCTTAAGCTCTTTCAGTTCCTTTTTCAGCTTTGTGTCTGCCTTTTTATCAGCAGGCATCTCCGCTCCTACTCCTACCAATCTCATGCGCTCACCTCCTACGCCTTGCTGTTGAGGTAGATACCGGCGCGCTTGTTTGCGTAGGCTTCTACCAGACCATACTTGCGGTACTTGATAATGTCCGCATCTGCATCCGGGTTCGCTTCCGCCGGAATAATATTGCTTGCGATATGCTTATCAAACTTGATGACTGCAGGCTTATGGATAATCATGAAGTTGATATCTGCCGCAGATGTCGCCTTTTTGTAGTGTCCCAGTTCCTCGCCTGAGCTCTTACCGTCAAGCATTTCGATTGCAGTGTAGAATCTCGCCTGTGGAACTGCTTTCTTCACCGCGAACTTTCCGAGAATTTCGCGTGACTTCGTGGTATCCAAAGCCATCACGCTGTTAAGCAAGGTTGCCGTCGCGTATAAAACACGCTGCTCCTGTGGCACCTCATCCTCGTCCATTTTGCTCCACGCTGTCAGCAGTGCATCCAGAAACTGTGATGCATCTGCGATCGTACCGGTTGCCTTGGAAATACCGTCGAGCGCTGCCAGTGTTGCAAAAGCAAACGCATCCGCTTCCGGTGCTGCTTTTTCACGCATCAGTGTGGCTCCCGCCATACCAAATGCAAGGTTACGGGATTCCTCGTTGTCCATGACGTCTACAGAAATCCTTGTACCACGGTCATAATTGAATGTTGCTGTTTTCCACTTAAGATCTACCGCGCCAGTGGTGTATCCACTATTTCGGTCGTAATCTCCAAGTCCGCTAACGCTGATCTGCGGATAAACGATCTCGTTTGCGTTTGCGCCAGCCTTCGACATTGTTGGATCAGACGTCAGATCCGATGTTACCGATGCCAGGCGATACACCTCATCGAGGTTGTTAATGTAATTTTTTGCTAAAGCAATAGTGTTCGGCATTGTCTTTCCTCCTTATTTCTGCTCTGTGTTCGGCGTTGGCGGAAGTCCCATAACCGCACGCATTCTTGCGTCCGCGGCATCTACCCCGCCACCAGATACGGCTCCGATAATGTTCCCCTGCTTCTGCACCTGCGGCTCTGCCTCACCAAAAAGCATCTTGCTGTCCGCGGCTTCTGACAATTCTTTCAGTGCCGCCGCGATGTCCTCTTTCTGATTTTTTGACTTTTTCAACGTGTCCACGTCCAGCAATGCCGTGATCGCTTTCACATTTCTGCCTTTCGCCGCCGTAATACCTTCCCTAAGAGAATCGGAAAAATCACGATCCGCCAGTTTTCCCTGGTAATCCGTCTCGATCTTTTTCTTTTCCTCCTCCAGATCTGTGATCTGCTGCTTCAATGCAGACACATCCGCATCTCCAAAGTTTTCCAACTTTTTCTTCAGTTCTTCAGTCGCCGCATCACTCGCCTTGATTTTCTCATTGGCGGCAGCCAGCTTTTCAGTCTGGTTGTTGTAGTCAGTCACAGTCTTATAGTTTTCCAGAACGGCTTTTTCAAAGTCTTTCTGTTTGTCAGCCGGAACTTCCAAGCCATATTCCTTCATGATTTCAAAAATGTTCTTCATGTGTCCTCCTAAAATGATTTGTGAATCGCATTTTCTGCGATAAGGATTGTAAACGCAAAAAAGAGCCGGACAACGAATCTCTAACTTCTTAGAAACTCATTATTCGGCTCTTAGGCGCTATTGTTATTAAGCTTTCCTGCTTGCATCTCTTGCAATACACCGGGAAACGCTCTGCTTTTGTGTCGTCCCGCACTCTGTAAGCTTTGGGATTACCACATATCGGGCAACTCTGCCACGCATAGGTGTGCTTCACTTTCTCACCCCACCGTATAGTATAGCACACACGTTCGTTCGTTGCAATGGTTAGTTTTGACGTACTACCTCAAAAACATGTTTTGTATGTTCCGTTGTATGCACAACATATCCTTTCGGCGTCTTTTCAACAACAAGCGTTGGTTTAGGCTGTGTATCCAAATCCGCCCTTAATCCACTTGCTCTGCGCTGCGACGGCTGTGCAAATATTGCCTTTCCATTGATTACATACACATGCTGTTTTTCAAGCGATCCAGTATTCAAACCATGTTGAATGCAATATTCTCTCGCAATCTTTTTTGCATTATCAATATCAATTTTGCTATGTTTCGGACGCATCAGTACACCTCCTTCTCTAATACATACCATTTTCCTGTTGAATTATAAATTGCCGTGCAATCTTGGTCAAATACATTCAGAATTTCTTTATCTCCGCTTGATGGCATAAGGCAGAAATCATCTATTCCCGGATGCGTATGTCCACTCCAGCGGTACCCCTGCACCTTTTGTAAACATTGCAAATTCAACACCAGTTTGCGCAGTAAGTGCTGATAGATCTGATAAACTCACGCTTTTCTTACCCACAACACACTGGCTATCATACTCGGGCAGCTGTTCCAGCAAGTAATTTTGACGCTTATTAAGTCCAGTTCCGAAATGCGTAATGGCATTTGCATTTCCCTTTCCGGTATTTTTTCGCTCAATGCTTTCAATCATCTGTATTGCACCTTTATTATATGTTCCGTCTGGATGCATTATAACATTATCGGCATGTTTTTTTCCACTGTTATGTTTTAAATCGCTACTTCCCGCCTGCACTCTGAGCCGTTCCATTTTCGGTCTGATATCCACATCCGAACTAAATCGCTTATAGTCCGCCGTCTGCTTCCGAAGCTTACTTTGCAACTCCTTTATGTCTCCGCCAAGCGCTTTCTGTGCCTCGATCTCCCTCTTGGTTGCTCTGATCTGGCGTTCCATCTGCCGCTGCCGTTGTGTTGCGTGGTAATAGTCATAATCTCTGCCATTTACCGTGACAGGCGCAGGCTCCGGATCCCATTGGTTCGGTTCTGATATCCCCTCGAAAAAAACATAGAAGCTGTGATGGCAGTTATACCCACACAGTCCAAGCGGATCAGACGGATATCCGGTAGCATCCTCCAGATTGCGGATAGGATACCCAAGCCGCCTTGATTCCGCCCTGTGACCGCTCCGATCTGTAGTGTATACTTTGCCCTGCCAGTAAGCATGATCGCTGTGACCGCAGGACCCGTCCGACCGCGCGCCCCAGTGCTGTGACACTTCCACAAGGCTTTCTCCCGTCGAGTCCATATTCAGCATGGTTACTTTCCCGGCAAGCTGTCCGGATGCCGTGCGGATACAATTTCTGACCGCAGTATCAAGCTGCATGCTCCTGCCGCTCTTATAGTCGATCGTCCGAAGTCCGCTCTGTGCTAGTTCCCGCACACAGTCATCCACTACCCGCTGCCAGCTATACGCCCCACTGGTCAACTTAATCAGCCCAAGGTCAAGCTGATGCTGATATACATTTTCAAGCGCCGTAAATCCAACATTCTTAAAACCAAGAGTTTTCGTTAGATTCTTGAGTTCGCCGTTCGTTTGCACTGCCATAGCATCTACAAGCTGATGAAACCCTGACGGCTGGAGCAGGCTTTTCCCTGCCTGCTCCCACATAGACAGATCCGCATTAAAAGCCATATTTCCGGCATCCGCCACAATGTCATTCCCCTGCTCCTTAGCTTCCGCCACCACTCTGGAAATCTCGCTTGCCACATACTGCTTATACTCTTTGGTATGCTCTGCCACTGCCATCTGATACTCTTTGTCAGCACGCAGGACTTTCATGACCTCGCGCTGAATCCTTGCCGGAGAATACCCCTGTTCCATCAATGCCCTTGCCATCAGTTCGGCTGTCTCCGTATACCGCCCGGTCTTTTTCACCCGGCGTGCAATATCCGCGATCACGTCCTGCTCCAGTTTCTGGTATAACGGCACAAGCTTGTTTCCGAGCAATTCCAGCTGTTCGTCTGTCAATGCCATGCCTTAATCCTCCGTTTCATCATCTGCGTCCGGATCCGCCTGTCCCTCCCGGTAATATTTTGTAGCCTCTTCCTCCGAAAGCTGATAGCGGTCCATCAGATACCAGATGGTCAGCATCGGGATCTCCCGGAATGACAATGCATCCGCACGCTTGCTCTCAAGTTCGCTCTGGCGGTCGGTTACATATGAATCATCAAAATCCACAGTGATCTCCTCATCCAGATCCCAGCCTGTTCCCTGGAACGTATTGGAGAACCACAGCACTGCCCTGCAAATATCGCGGACATAGTTCTCCGCTTCGGTGCGCTGTTTGTTTAACTCCTGCATGGCATCCTGCCGCTCCCCGGCGTACTCCGTTGCAGTCTTAATCTGCCCGTTTTCAAAGCTGTATTTCTTCGTCCCATAACCGAACATGGTCGAAAGCAGAGACAGGCACAGTTCAAAAGACTTTGTGATGGAATCCACTCTGATCTCCGGGTTGATCTCCTGTACCAGGTCTTTCTGATCCGGAAGTTTTTCACCTCCCAGCAGAACAAATGTTTTCTTAACCTGCTCATTAGGAGTGATCGGATTCCCGGCCTCGTCAAATTTGCACAACAGTTCGTTGACCAGCACCAACTTGTCCGCCTTGTCCAGATCGCCAAACAGTACATTAAAGCACAAATCCACAGCTTTAAGGATTCCGATTGCCCCGTAGACCTTCGGATATCCATATCCCATCATGTGATCGATATTATTAACCTCGGCATTCCGCAGGACAGCGAACGGCTTTACACTACCAAGCTGCACCACCGTGGTCATATCCGGAAGAAGCGTGCCATATTCGTCAAAAACGTTCGTTTCCGAAACATAGTTGCCATGCTCATCCTTTATAAAATCAACGACTGTCGTCCTCACTTTTCCGCCAACCAGTCCTGTTCCCGCAACCGCGGCTTCCATCACCTCATCATTTTCAACTGTGAGTGGAATAAAATTTTCCGCAGACACATAATTCAGCCGGATGTTTCCACCGCGTACCGTGTTGTCAGACATGATATCTGCATTGTCCAGCCGCACATAGCAAGCCGCCGTTCCTTTAGCGGATACACTCTCAATCTGCTTGCGGAACATAGCGAGGAAGCGATTCTGGCACAGAATATCCGCCAGATACTCATGCTGCTCTTCGTTGTTCCCTCCGTTTACCTCTGCTATCTCACATAAATTCGCATCGTCTGCGCAGCATCTTTTTGCAAACCCCATCCGGTTCAGCTGATACGGGGTACCGTGCACCGTGGTACGCTCGTGGAAATCTTCAATCACACGATTTGCGTACCAATTATCACACTCCTTGATCACCGCCTGCGCTTTGCTGTTCACATTGTAGCCCTTGCCATTTAAATATGTTTCCACAAAATTTTCCATAATCCACACTCCTATCTATCCAGGTCAACGCATTCAATAAAATCCAAAATTGTATAATTTTCCGCGTCCCACCAGTCGTTACAGTTTCCGATATTCTTATCCTCCGGTCTGTCTGGGTGATCCGGATCCCATTTCAACTTCCCGATTGCATTCCGAAGCTTCGTGCATTTCCGATTTACCTTCCATCTGCCGGTATTCATCAGCATATCGTATGTCCTTGGTCTGTCTGATACTTCATTTTTCCGGCATCCTTTAATATGTCGGTATGGCAGTCCTTCTTTTCTCGCAGCACTCCGCAGGCTGTTTATCATCGTGGTACTGGCACTGTCCGGGAATACCCAGTCAATAAAACCGTATTTTCCCATGCAGTATTTATAAAACTTTATGAACTTACTGCATATCGCCTCTGCGTCAATGTCCGGTGACAGTTCCAGGTTTGCTTCCTCCGCTGTCCTCAGATCATGATATCCGTGGAAGTAAAGCTTCAGCACAAAGGTTGTCATTGATCCGTTTCCACCAAAATCAATTCCCATCGTGATCTTTGACGGACGGTGTAACAGTTTACCATTTATATCCCGTTCCAACAGTGGATCCGTATCCTCATCATACAGATACGGTTCGTTGTTCTCTGCAAACTTCCGGAAGATAATTCCCTCTGCAACAGCGCGTTCGCCTTTAATGTCTCGCCTGTACCACACTGTACCTTTCTGATAGGTGCTTAACACTTTCCGGATCTGCTCGTCTGTCATGCTCATGTTGTCTGCCAGTGTAAAATGACCATAGTTATATCCGTAATCAGGATTCTTTTCCTGCCGTTCCTCATGGAATTTAAGGATCTCCGTGTAATACCAGTGTTCTTCCTCTTTCGGGTTGAGGTCGTGAAATATCTTACGGTCGGAACTGGAAAGTGTTCGGTCGAATACCTCTTTCAGAAACTTTGGATGGCACTCGTTTGCTTCGGTCACATACGCCATCCCGTAGGTATTACCCTTTATCAGCTTCTCATCTCCATCCTTTCCGCCACCGGATACCAGGATCACCTTTTCGCCCGTCTTGGTCTGCACATACACACAGTCACGATCCTTATACTTTCCCTCGCGGCATCTTCCCTCAAAGTAATTCAGCAGCCCGTATCCATCACAGTCCAGGATATTCAGCTTTGCAGTGGCATTCGATACACCAGCCACCAGATGAATCTTGTTCTTATGGGTTTCAAGCAATGAACAGAAAATAAGTGTTGCCAGAACATTCTTTCCCCCTCGTTTACCGCCCTCCGCCACGTTGAGCCAGCTGTCAAAACACCGCAGGAAATATTCATACTGCCTCTGACTGAGTGGTGCTGGTTTATTCATGATCCTGCACCTCCTCAAACTCATCTATACTCCGGTTTGCCACCGGGTGCCGCAGAATATCCGTAATGGTTTGCATATTCTGGATAAGTCCGGTTACCTTTCCCTCACTGCCGTCATCGACTACACGCTTATCTCTCCATTCTTCTGGTTTGCGATTTTTCAACCAGAAGATCTGTGCCGTAGTATCTGGCACAACCTCTTTCTCCACCACCTTGGTGACAGTCAGTTCGCTGATTCCGGTGTCCTTATCCGTCACAAGTTCTTTTGTAACCTCTTTATACCGATATCCCAGCGCCCGCTTCAAGAGAGCGTTTTCAACCTCCCGATCTACCACTTCCTTGCCCCTTTTTAAGGAGTCAGAAAAGTCTATATACTTCTTTTTCCAATCATAGAATGTCTGCTTACTTATGCCTATCTTCTCTGCAATCTGAACATCAGTAAGCCCATCACGAGCCCAGCCTTCGACCAATATTAACTTTTCCGTTTCTAGCCACTCCTGGTACTTACCTTTTGCCACAGGCATCCTCCTCTCTGCAAAATAAAAAAGAGCCGAATACACGAAACTTATCATAGTCTCATATATTCGGCTCTATGGCGCTATTTTATAGAAACATTATAGCATTGTTCTTTTGAAATTTCATCTATAATTTTCACAAGGCAACCAATGTACTGAGGATTATTCCTCTCCCTGCCAGATCTTTGGTGTCCCGTCTGCTTTAAGCATAACAGTACATCCATTACCACCCCGCTGATACAACAGATACATGACGCCCGTGTCTTTGTCCGCATAAATACTGTAATCCCGCTCACTTTCTACCAATACCATCGTATTATCCTGCCCCGCGCTGACATTTGCCATGTCACTGCACCCGGCGATCAGAAGTGTTGCTGTTAAAATTGCTGCTAAAATTTTCTTTTTCACGATTTGCACTCTCCTCTCTTTTCCATGTAATATTTCAAGCGCTCTTTCCTTTTATTTAACTCGTTCTCAATAAGCTGCTGCCCCTCTTTCGACTTATAAAATCTCGTGATGGACGGGAACGTGAATCTTACCTCGTGTGGAACCGGCATATACGTAAGTATTCCACCGTTTTCAATGTTGATCTCACACAGCTTGGTTCCATAGATCTTAATTTTACAGCCAATATAGAATGGGTATTTGCAATCGGTTTCATATCTGCTCTTTTCCATACTTATCCCTCCGTAAATTTTAACGCCTGTATCCGCTCTTCATAATACGGCACTCCACAGATCGGACACCGCGGAAGTACCACGGGTATCTTCCGTTCTCTCTTCTTGCCTTTTTCCTTTACCGCAAATTCCAGATACGCTTTTCCAGACAAAAGATCTGTCGGTGCTTCCACGCTTTCATATCTTCCTGCTTTCTGAAGTTCATGAGCCACTTCATTCATACAATTACACATTGTTTTCCCTCTCTTTCCGCCCCGCCGCATGTATCGCTGGCGGGGACTATAGCTGTTTGATCTCATGCAAACCGGAGCTGTCCGCTCTGCTCTGCTTCAATCTGCATATTCGGCATACGTTCCGCTACGCACAGTTCTGGAAGATTTGCTCTGACCAGTGCTGCCGGTATAGGCGGACACACAGCATTGCCGCAACGGCGCACCTGTTCACTCCGCGGATACGTCTTGCCGGTATAATCATGGTCAATGATGTAGTCATCCGGAAATCCCTGGCACCCATATAGCTCCCGTGGTTCTAACATCCGCAGTCCGATGTCCACTATCTGATAATCCGTCCCATTGATGGTCACCAATCCGAAGCGTTCTCTTGATGTTATTGTGTCAAGCGGCTCTTTTATATCCTGTCCTGTGCCCTCACCATAGTATTTAATCAGAAATGCTCTCACCTCGCCAAAATGTCCGGCTGATGTTGTGATTGTATGTAGTAGCTCTCTTTCGTCCTGTCCGATTCCAGACTTATAGAACTTACTCAAAAATGATGTGACCAGTCCATATCTGTTCGATCCATCCACCGTCATTATAGGGTCTTCAATCGTCTGTCCCCGAACTTCTCCCTGCGCCGTTTCAGAATGGTACTGGATAAGTGTAGGACTGATTAAACAATGTTCATTTTTGCTCACGATAGTTGTCAAAGGTTCTTTGACATCTTTACTCCGATCCTTTGTGAATCCAGTCTGCCCTATCTGCACTATATACGGTTTCACAATTCCATATCCGTGCTTTCCGGTGATTGTAGGCATCGGCTCACGAATATTATTCGGTCTGCGCTCCCCGCCATGATTGCACTGGATAATGAACGGTTCCGGGTTGTCCAGCACAAACTTTTTCAGTCCTCGTGCTATTCTCTCCATCGTCTTCGGTGCCAGTGGGCGTACCGCCCGGATCCCGTATTTCTCTTTGATTTCTTCGGAACTATCAAAGATACTGGGACACGGAAGTGAAAAGTCCAACTGCGTGTATGCTCCTACATACGGCTTGAGCAGACCAGCCT